CGACGGACGGGTGATGGTCTCGGGCACGGCTCAGGGCTCTCCGATCAGTTGAAGTTCATGCCGCTGCCGTAGGCGCGCAGCGACGTCGGGCACATCGTGATGCCGGCCTTGACCGTGACGTGCGACGCCGGGCTGACCGTCGGCTGGAACGAGAGCGCGAGGTAGCGCTCGTAGGTCCCGTCGATCGGCAGCGGGAACTGCGCCAGCAGGCCGTAGGAGTTGGCCGTGGTCAGGCCGGTGATGCTGGCGTGGCTCCACAGCAGTACCGCCGAACCCATCTGCAGGTCGGCGTCCGTGTAGAGCTTGATCGTCAGCGTGTGGGCCGACGCGCCCGTGGCGTCCGCGAGACCCCACACCTCGACGAACAGGCCACCGCCGACGCCGAGCTGGCGACCGAGGGCGTCCTGGATCGGATAGGTGTCGATGGCCTGCAGGCCGGTCGTGGTGAGCAGTTCCGCCGTGCCGGTCAGGGCGAAGCCGTCGGCGAACATCAGTTGGTTGTCGAGCATCAGGACACCTGCGCTTCCGTGTAGCCCATCAGGTCGGAGATGACCATCTGGATGCCGTACATCGACTCGGGCGACTGCGTCGCACCGGTGAGCTGTGCCGGCTGGTAGACGTTGGAGAACGTGTGGGCGAGGACCTGGATGTTGAGGCCGGACTTCACCGAACGCGGCATGACCCACAGCGGCGAGATGCCGCTGGACTTGATGCGCTCGGGCACCCGGTCCATCATCTCGCTCATGCGGTAGATGATGTTGGTCGTGTAGTCGGTCTTCTCCTGCGTGCCGGTGACGCCCTTGACGTCGTTCGTCACGATGTTGGCGCAGCGCACGACCGACGTCGGATCGGGGATGGACAGGCCCGCGTGGATCGCGAACCAGTCCTTCCACATCGGCAGCTCGGAGCCGTCGGCGCCGGTCGCGCCGGGCGACATCGAGAGGCCGAGGTCGATGTGCTTGACGCCCGCGAGCGTGTTGCTCGGGTAGACGATCTTGCAGGTGTTCGGGCCCGGGTAGAGGAGCAGGATGCTCGCGTACACGGAGCCGCCACCGCTGCCACCGGCGCCGAGGCACTGGTCACCCAGCGCGGAGAGCTCGGGGCGGCTGTAGAAGCCGTCGAACTCGCCGGAGCCGTCCCCGGACGCGCCGGAGATGAGGGTGTCCTCGAGCAGTTCCATCAGCACCTCGGGGTGCTGCGCGATCAGGCGCGCGCGCTCCTGCATCGGGCTGCCGAAGCCGTTGAGGGCGGACGGGTCCACCTTCGCGAAGTCGGCGAACTCGGTGAGCGCTTCCGTGACCTGCGCGTGCGTGGCCTTGCTGGGCGCGACCGCCTGGTTGACGCGGCGCACGGCCGCGGTCGGGCGGCCGGTGACGCGCACCGTGAGCTGGCCGTTGGGCAGATTGCTCTGCTCCCAATACATCCGGCCCGCGAGCGGCGCGGCCTTCTTCATGGTGTTGACGATGGGGAGGACGTTGCCGAACTGGCCGTGCGTCTTCGCCATGTCGATGAGGGTCGGCAGGGTTCCGCCGACTGCGACGATGGTCATGGACTACCTTCTCTCGGCCGCAAGCGCGGCCTTGGAGGTCTCGTGGGTGAAGATCGTGCTCCAGTCGTTCGGATCCACGGACGCGGCTGGAGCCGGCGCGTTCGCGGTGCGGATCTGGCCGGACTCGGCGGCGGCCTTCGCGGCGCCGTCGAAGTACCGGAAGAGCTCGGGATGGCGATGCGCGCCGTCCACCATGAGGTAGTCGTGCAGGCTCGGCAGGCGCGTCTTGATGAACGCCCCGATGCGGTCGCTCGCTTCCTTGAGCGCCGGGCCCGGGTAGTCCTTCGCGAGGTCCGCGTCCCACGTCGCCTTGAGTGCGGCGTTCGCCTCGCTGCTGGCCTTCGCGGCCGCGGCCTGCGCCTGCAGGTGAAGGTCGAGCACGGCCTGCGTCTGGTCGCGGTTGAAGCCGGAGCGCAAGGCGACGCCGCGCAGGTTCGTGAGGTAGCCCGCATCGACGTTCACGCCGGCCGGCACGTTCAGCTCGATGTTGGTTGGAGCCGCGGGCGGAAGTGCGGCCGGGGCTGCCGGAGCAGCCGCATCGGGCGCCGCAGGAGCGGCAGCGGCGGGGGCGGCAGGAGCGGGCTGATCAGCCACGGGGCACCTCGCTCGTCTTCATGGCGCCCGTGGTCCGGTTTACCTTGGGCCTGTCAAGCGCGGCCGAGAGGATTTCGCGCACGAGGTCGGATTCGGGCTGCCGGCGGTCGCGGGCCATCGCCGCCAGCGCGGCCTTCATGGCCAAGCTGATCTTGAGCGTCGTCTGCACCGGGTAGCGGCACATGCGGATGGGCGGATCGCTGATGCTCATGGCTGGCCGGGCCCCGCCGCGGCTTCGCGCGTGCGCCGCTCGATCTCCCTGGCAGCGCTCTCGGAGCAGAGCTGCAGGAAGAGGCGCGGGTCGGCCTCGTCGAGGAGGGCGTGCAGCTCGATGCCGACGTTCCGCTGTCCCTCGCGGAAGTCGCTGCCGGACGCCTCGTTGATGCGACACAGCCCGAAGAGCCAGTGCAGAACGGGCCGGAGGGCTGCGTCGGCGCCGATGCGCCGGACCGCGTTGAGGATGTCGGGCGGCGTGTCGTTGGTGCCCTCGCTCATGCCGACATGTGCACCTCGACGGCCGGAATGACCGCCGTGGTGACGGGGGTCGCGCCAGCCGGGAACGTCGAGGGCAACGCCGAGGCTGCCGTCTGCCCCGTGACGACGAGGCCGATGACGCTGGCGGCCGGGATTGCGGTCGCGGCGGTGAAGAGGTAGCCGAAGGGCGCGCCTCCGTTCACGGACACGCCGCGCCCGATGAAGCTGGTGCCCGTGTAGAGGAACGCGAGCCAGTAGAGCCAGCTCGCGCGCACCGGGATCGCGGCCGTGTGCAGGATCGGGAAAGGCGCCGCGGGCGTCGTGACGTCCAGCGACGCGCTGCCGGAAAGCAGCGTGCCGGGGTAGGGGTTCGTCTCCGAGATCGCCTCGTAGATGCCGATGCGCGCCACGCTGCCGCCACCGCCGACCGTCGTGTAGGTGCAGGTGAGCCAGTCGATCGCCGGGTTCGGGCGGCACGGCGAGATCCACGTCGTGACGTACAGCGAGCCCGAGACGGGCGTGTTGTTGCCGAGCGCGGCCGATCCGCCCTGCCCGCCGACGCGCGAGATGTTCAGCGGCGATGTGCCGGTGGGCGTGAAGTCGGCCAACGTCCTTGGCTGCGTAGGCGTGCCCCAGCCGGTCATTCTGCGAACTCTCCGTAGCGCAGGTTCCCCACGGTCGGGTCAGCCGTCGAGCCGCGGACGTAGATCGGGCCGGGCACCGGCCGCTTGAACTCCCACACGAACCGCTGGCCTGGCGGCAGCTTGAGCAGGAGCGGCGTCTTCGTCGCCGCGAGGATCACCGCGGCCGCGTTGGACGTGGCCTCCGAGAGGCACGCGAAGTCGAGGTCCGCGTCGGTGCCGTTCTCGACCCACAACTCGATCCACGAGCGGAACCGCTGCGCACCGGCCACCGTCAGGCCCGCCACCGTGATGTTGGCGCCGGACTTCGTCCACGTCGGGACCGCGAACACGTTGCTCGCGGTCGAGGTGAACAGCGTGTTCGTCGTGGTCGTCACGCCAGCCGTCCACGACAGGCGCAGGCCGGAGGCGGCGATGGCAGCGAGCAGGGCCGTCATCGTCAGCGCCGCCGACGCACCGATGGTGACCGTCACGTTGCCTGCCGTGATCGTCGCGTTGTCGTCGAACTCGAACGTGACGATCTTGACACCATCGCTGACGGTGACCGTGTTGGTGTCCGCCGGGTTGCCGGTGAGCGAGATCGTGCCGGTCGCGGGCTGCGCCAAACTGGTTCGCACGCCGGGCGAGAAGAACGACGTGGACCACTGCGTTGTCGTCGAGAAGTTGCCGCCGCTGTCTGGCGTGGCAAGCGCGATGGTCGTGAAGGTCAGCGTGCTTGCCGGGACCAACATCAGAGGGCTCCAGCCGGGAGTTCGCGGATGATGTAGCTGGCGACGCCCTCGCCGCCGTCGGCCGAGGCCAGCCAGACAGGGCCGTCGCCCTTGCGCGTCCAGCGCGCGCCGCGGCCGAGCACGGCCAGAGCGCCGTTGCTGTCGGGAGAGTGCGAGACGAGGACGTCCTGCGGTCCGCAGCCGATCACCTCGACGCCGCCGCGGCCGGGCGTGACCGGGCACGCGAAGCGGCCGATCGTCTCCACCTGGTTCCTGCGCGTGATGACCCCGCCGCCGGCGAGGATCGCCCTGTCCCACGGCGCGTCGTTGATGTGCTTGAGGGCGTAGTCGATGCCGTAGCCGTACTGGCCCTTGGCCGGCACCTCTGTCGCGAGCCCCAGTTGGCCGGGCTGGTCGATGTCGCCCGTGAAGTCTGTCCCGCCGTAGGTGTCGAAGCCGTCGTACAGCGCGGCCTCGATGTCCGACGTGATCGAGGACTTCAGGCGCAACTCGATGGATCCCGGGCCCAAGTGGTTGCGGAAGAACAGCGGCGTCCACGAGGTGTGCCGGTCGGTCTCGACGTTGCCCGTGACCGGCAGCCCGAACTGCACGTTCACCGGAGCCGTGTCGTTCGCGCAGAACGTCGGGCAAACGCAGCGCGTCCCGAACTGCGAGATCCACGAGGACGCGGACGCCGCGATGAGGTAGCGCGGCGGCGCGCCGGCGAGCGTCGCACTCGTCGTCGCGTCCAGCGCGGAGCCACCCTCCTCCCCGAGCGGGAAGTGGCACAGCGACGATCCCGGCGAGCCGAGCGTGTCCAGCGTCGTGACCATCCGGTTCCAGTCGTGCCAGACGCCGAGGCCGGAAATCATCACGTTGGGCACCGTGGACTCGGTGAAGACGCCGTAGCTACCCATCTCGTAGGCGCGGTCCGGCGCGAAGCCGAGGTGCGCCGCGATGTGTCCGCCGGCCGAGACGCCGTGCACGCCCATCGCGAAGTGGCACAGGCGCGCGTAGTCGCCGACCTTGAGCCGCGCGTTCCGCTTGATGAACTGGAACGCGAGCTGGATGTCCTTCCATGCCGACGGCCGGTCCTTGCTCTCGTAGTAGCGGTTGCGCCCGCCCGGCGCGTGGTAGAAGCCCTTGCCGGTCGGCGTGCCCTCCGCGCCCGACGTGTTCGGCGCGGTCACGGCGATCGGCACGACCGCGATCCCGGCCATGAGGCACTGCCACATGAAGCCGTAGGTGCTGGTCAGCGCCGTGCCCGTGAAGGCGTGCGTCATGTCCGACGTGAAGCCGGAGAAGCGCGGGCACAGCATCACGGCGTAGGTGTCGGGGTGGCCGTAGTCGCGGTTCACCGGGTAGGTGTTGGCCGCGCGCTCCGGCAGGTAGACCGCCAGCACCTGGGCCGACTTCGTCCCAGCGGTATAGGCCGTGTGCTCGCCCGGCTTGTACGACTGCGCGGCAGTCAGTGCGGCGAAGGTTTGGGCGGCAACCATGTCAGTTCACTCCTACCGCCTGAGCGGTCACGCTGGCATCGGTCATGTCCTTGGTGGCCTTGGCGATCTGCGGCGCGGCCTGCGCGGCCATCGCCATCTGCTGCGCCTTGATGCGCTCGGCCCGGATCGCGTCGCGCACCGAATCGGTCCGGCGCACGATCGGGTCCACGCCGGTGAGCTGCGAGTGCAGCTTGAGCAGCGCGTCGGGGTCGTCGTTGTCCAGCGCGTTCTGGCCCCACATGGAGGCCACGGCGCCGGTGAACTGCAGGTGCCGCTCGAGGGCCGCGACGCCCACGGCGCGCTGCGCGTTGGCCATCTCGGACTTCAGCACCACGCGCAGCGGCTTGCCGCGCAGCCGCTCGGGCGGCGGGTCGATCATGCCGGCGCGCCACATGATCCCGAAGATGCGGTCGATCGAGAGGTCGTGGAACTGGTCGGAGAAGCCCTCGATGACGGGCCCCACCAGAGCGTAGGCCTCGTCCCGCGCGAGCCCGGACTGCAGCGCCGTCGGCTGCTCGGCCATGTTCTGCAGCCGAATCAGCATCGGCATCATCGCCGGCCGGTAAAAGGCGTCTTCGATCTGGCTGCGCAGTTGCCGCATCTCTTCGGCGACGTGCTGCAGCTCGAGGTTCACCGCGTAGGCGGCGCGCAGTTGCGGGTCGCCCTGCGTCTGGTCGTCCACGTTGTTCGCGCCGGGCGTGGTCCAGACCTTCTTGTTCTTGAAGGCGTTGCCCGAGACCGTCGGCGGCGTGACCTTCTTCCGCATCGCGTTCAGGTACTCGATCTTCATGGCGTAGAGCATCAGCACGTCCGGCAGCGCGATGAAGCCGGGCGAGAAGCCGCCCCACACTCCGCCGGGCTGCACCGGGCCCCAGCGCGGGCACGGGACCGGCCACTCGGCGTAGAAGCCCTCGGCCAGCGGCGCGAAGTTCGTGTCGCGCATGTCGTCGCGCAGCCAGTAGCACTCGCGGAAGGGCATGCGCGTGTTGTCGAACTGCGCGTACTCCTCGCTCGCGTCGTCGTTCGGGTAGACCATGTGCCGCACGGTCCAGGTCGATGCGTAGTCGCGCTGCTTGAGCGCCTGCAGCACGTCGGCCGGCAGATTGTCCTGCCCGTACTCGCGGAAGAGCTGGAAGGCCGTGGACTGCCACTGGCGCTCCCAGTGGTTCACGCGGCCGCGCTCGTCGCAGGCGATGGCGTAGCCGCCGATCGGGTGTGTCGTGCAGCGGATGATGGTCTTCTTGTCCGGCTGGATGTCCATGGACGCGGTCGAGAACACGACGGCGTCGAGGTAGACCTGCTCGCTGGCCGCGTAGTAGTTGCTGCGGTCCATCACCGCGTACATCTTCCCGGCCGTGCTGCTGAACCAGCGTTCGACGTCGTCCTCCGCGTCGAGCTCGGGGTCCGTGGTCGTGAGCCCGAACCACTTGCTCTGCGGATTGGAGAGCTTCGACGCGAAGCCGGACGAGGCCGTGCGCGCCGCCAGCACCGCGCACGAGTCCATCATGGTCCCGTAGGCCGGCGGCGCGTCCGATCCCGGAACGCCCGCGACGCACCACGCCGGCCGCGCCGGCATCATCGCGGTCCCGATCGTGAGCCACTTCGGGCGCCAGCGCTCCATCACGTCCCACGGGCCCTGGAACTGCCGGTTCAGCGACTCCTTGCGCGAGACGCCGGTGACGTCGGCCGGCAGCTTCGCCTCGGGCTCGCGGACCGCCTCGGCGACGGCGGCTTGCCCGGCCACTCAGTACCCGCCCAGCGTGGACTTCGGCGTCAGCAGCGACTTGGGCACGCTCCCCAGCCCCTGTTGGCCCGTGAGCTTGGTGTCGCCGAGACCGAAGGCGACGGCGAGCAGGTCCTTGCTGTGCTGCGCGGCGGCGTTGGCGGCATCCTGGTCGATCTTGAGCTTCGGCGGCTTCTTGCGGTCCTCGCTGCGATCGACGAACGGGTCGAGATTGAGGATGTCGAGCTTCCCGTGGAAGTCGCTGTAGGCCTTCGCGAGCTTGTCCTTGAGGTCTCCCAGGGAGCCGCCCATGGGCTTACACCGTCGGGATGTAGTAGATCGAGACGGTGACCGACCCCAGCGTGTTGACGTTGGTGAAGTCGGCGTTGCTGGTGACGGTGAGGGTCGGGCGGTTCGCGGTCGTGATGAGCTTGGTGCCCGACACGATGCCGCACTCCACGCCGTCCACCGAGGCCGCGAAGATCGACGGCGTGCCGGTGTGGTAGCGGTCCACGTCCGAGCCGTCGCCGACCGTGATGACGGCCGACGTGTCGCCAGAGAACGCCACGCCACACACGATCTTGGTGGCCAGCAGCAGCGCGCCGAGCGGCACCGTGCCGATCAACTGGAACGTGCCGACCGCAGCGCCGCCGTCCGTGAACGCCGACTTGAGCACCGTTTCGGTCAGCACGGCGATCTTCGCGCCGAGCGCGATGGACGCACCGGGGATCGACGCCGCCGGGAACACCGGCGTGCCCGTGAACGTCGGGCTCGCCGCGCGCACCTGCGCGCCCGTGCCCGTGACCGTGAGCGGCGAGTAGACCACGCAGCGCACGACGCCGCTCGCGTACCCGCGGAACACCGCGAAATCGCCCGCGACGGTCGTGATGTTCACGCCGCCCGGCAGCACGAGCGAGCCGCCGTGCGTGAGCGTGAGCGCGTCCGTGAACCGCACGGTCCGCTCGTCGCCGTCGGCCAGCGTGATCGCCGTGATGGTCGTGGTGCCGGTCACGTCCACGAGGTCGCCGGTCGCGGCGTCGAGGTCGATGGTCGTGGCGCTGGCGATGTCCGCGCCGCGCACCGAGGCCATGTCGTCGAGGACGCCGGCGGGAATCCGCCCGTTGCTGTCCAGGATCACAAGCCCGCCAGCGACACCCGTGCGGTCCGCGAGCAGCACCCGCGGGTAGTAGCCTTCGTCGGACACCATCACTTGCACGGGGACGTAGGTCATGGTGGCACTCCTGCTTGGGTGCCCGGGACGTTCCGGTTTACCTCAGCGGATTCCAGCGGCACGAGGCGCTTCCTGAACTGCCGGCCGACGTCCGCGAATCCGGCCCGCGCGTAGACCGCGCACGCGGCCTCCGTGGCGGTTCCTGTCCAGGTGCCGGCGTGGAACAGGATGGCACCCTCCTGCATGGCGCGGGCCTCGGCCGCCGCGATCAGTCGGTTGGCCAGCATCCGCCCGCGGCTGGCCGGCGCGACGTAGAGCCCCTCCTCCTTGGCCATCCGCTCGCCCGTCCACTGGTGGAAGCCGACGTCGAACAGCATGAACCCCGCGATGGCCCCGTCGGCGCCCTGCGCGATGACCGCCAGCCCGGCGTCGACCAGCGCGGAGAAGTTGGCGATGGTGCGCTCGTCGTCCAGCGGCACGCCGCGCATGTTCGGCGCCTCGTCGTGCAGGGCGTGCGCCAGCCGCAGCAGCGCCGGGAGGTTCACGCGGTCGGCCGGCCGGATCGTCGTCACCGCAGCAGGTCAGCCCACGGCGGGGCCGTGTCCATGACGCCTTGGTGCACGTCCTGCAGGCCCTGAACCCGCGCCATCGGGTGATCCGGGTGCATGGCCACGCCCTTGGGGGCGTCGGGGACCGCGAACGTGAGCTTCCCGCCGTCCCACAGGTCCGGGCTGTCACCCTGCAGCAAGGACTTCACGTCGGCCTTCTCGGGCATGATGAGCTTGCCGCTCTTGTAGTCGTAGCTGCCGGCCAGCGCCTCGCGCGCCATGGCTGGGTCATCGGGGAACTGCCCGCGCGTCTTGACCCACTCGGCCGCCTGCCACTCCATGTACGAGCGATTGTTGTAGAAGCGGTCGTCCGGCGGCTTGCCCGACGAGTGCACCTCGATGACCGTCAGGCCGGCCGCGCGCATCTGGTCGATGGCTCCGCCGCTGTTCGGTCCGCCCGCGTCCACGAGCACGAGGTCGAAGGGGCCGAATCCCGGCGTGGCGTGCATCACGGCCGCGCGCGCCGCGATCTGGCTGCTGGTCGCGCCGCGCATGTGCTGCGACTTCCACATCACGACTCCCTGCCGCCGCACGAAGCTGGTGCGGTCGTCGCCGAAACGCGCGGGGTCCACGCCGAGCCGGTTCTGCGACCACTGGTAGTCCTGCGCCGAGTAGTTGCGCCGCATCGCGCGCTGGATGTCGTCGGGCCCGAGGAACTTGTTGAGGGCCGTGAGCGGGAAGAGGCCGAGGATGAAGATGCGGACCCAGGCGTTCTCGCGCCCGTAGGTGGCGATCGCGTCGCGCGCCTTCTGCATGGGCACGCGTGGGCTGCGCTTCGGGTCGTCCGGGTCGCCCGTGACCACGATGATGCGCCACAGGTGCGGCAGATTCGTCACGACCTCGTGCAGCAGCGCCTCGTTGCTCTCCGGGTTGCCGCCCACCATCGTCTTGCAGAAGATCGAGTCCGACGTGCGTGCCTGCTCCGTCTTGCGGCCGATCGCCGGCGGGATGTTGCCGCCCTCGTCGATGACCTGGAGCACGAAGGGGCCGTGCAGGCCCGAGAGCGCGTCTCCGATGGTGGCCTCGTCAGCTCCGCGCGGGAAGCTGCGGAACGACATGAAGCCCTTGTCCTCGTGCCCCTTGAGCGCCAGCCGCTTGGTGTTGAGGTCCAGCAGGTGCATGCACAGCGGGCTGCGCGCCCTCCACAGCGCCAGCTCCTTGACGTAGTTGTCGTGCAGGTTCTCCTCGTTCTTGGAGACCGCCGCGCCACAGGGCTGCCAGTTGGCGTTGCCCCACACGACCATGAACCACAGCGTCGTCATCGCCATGGTGGCCGTCTTTGCGGTGCCTGCCGCGGCCTGCAGCGCGATGCGCTGGTCGCGCGGGTCCGTGCTTGCGACAGCCGCGAACGTCTCGATCTGCGCTGGGTCGAGGATCAGGTCCTCGCCCGGCACGCTGAACTGCTCGACGGCGAACTGGTCTGGTCGCTTCTGCCAGCGCCGGACGTGGTCCTGCATCGTCACGGCCTGGTCGGGCGAGAGGTCGAGGCCGGTCATTCCTGCGGCGGCCTGTCCTCGCTCGGTGGCTCGGGCGGCATCTCCACATCCACGCCCGAGAACTTCTCGAGCAGGGCCAGGTCGGCCGCTGCCTTCATCGCCGCCTGCACCTTCGGCCCCAGCGTGTAGACCGCGCGCTGGAACGTCGCCAGCGCCTCGACGAACTCGATCTTGGCGGCCTGCACGGGATCAGGCGTGGGCCAGTCCTCGCGCATCTTCAGCAGCATGCCGCCGAAGTGCGGCACCTTGGCCGTGAGCTGCGGCCCGAGCTGCACGGGCCGGTCGATGACCACGCCAGCGCACACCGCGTCGGCCACGCGGAAGACGAGGTCGGCCGTGGCCTCGACCTGCTTCATCTCCGGGATCGCGATGCCGCCCTCGGACATGGACACGCCCTTGCCGTTGGTGGCAGCGGCGACGGCGCGCGTGACTTCGGCGCGCTCCTTGAAACGGGGCCGGTTCGTGATGGTCAGTCCTCCTGCTCGGCGTCGCGCAGTTGGCGGCCGAGGGTGTCGTCGTGCGAATCGTCGTGATCGATCTTCGCCTGCCATCCAAGCGCGATTCTCAAGCGTTGCCACCCGATGCCTTGCTGCCCCGTGATGTCGCGCGAGTCGATGACCCTCGCCTCGGCTGACTTACTCGGGCGTCTCACCTCGCCCGCTTCCTGCGGCGCGGTGGCGCGCTCAATGCCCGCAGACTGTCGAGCGCGACCATGCCCGGCGCGTTGCCGGGAACAGCGTGCGGCGACAGGCGCTCGCGCATCTCGCGTTCGAAGCTGCGGACTTCCTCCGCGCTCGGCTGCGGGTCCAACTCGTACCAGCGCCGCGGCTTGCCGAACTGGCACGGGAGCCGCACGGGGCCGTCGTCGGGCGGGGAGGTCATGCGGGCGGAGCACATGTCATCGGTGCGTTGTTCGCGTAGCGGGGGCCACTCGGATACTTCTCCACGCGACCCGCGAGCACCTGCCGCGTGCTCAGCGTGAGCGAGCTGCGCGTGCCGTTGCCGGGCATCACTTCGCTGGTCTCGACAGTGCAGCTACAGAATGCCTCGTCACCGCCCACGCTCTTCACGAGGCAGGGCACCAGCACTTCGTCGCCAACCTTGAGCAGCCGTCCGTTCATGTCGTGCATCGCTTTGGCACTGACATACTTGGCACACCTGCCTTTCTGGCCGGCCGGATTTCTAGGATAGGCACTTGACGCACCTTGCCGGTGCGTGTAGTATCTAGGCAGATCGGGACGGAATAGGCCGACCCGCTGGAGACGAAACGATGTCCCTTGCTGTTGAGATGAGCAATCGGGTGTACAGCCACCTTCGCGGGATAGCGTGCGCCGAGTGCGGCCACGAGAACGCCGAGGCCATGGCGAGCGTGTGCGACTGCTGCAATCTGGCCTTCACTTGCGTCCGCAACGTGCGCGAGGACGACCCCACGCGCACCGCGTTGGTGGTGGCGCTGCGAGGGCTGCTGAAGCTGCACGACGCATGGGAAGACAGCCTGCGGAACAGCCTGCCCGCGGAGGTGCGCGGTAAGTATGACGTTCGCTTCAGCGCCGCCCGCGACGCGCTGGCGAAGGTTGGTGCGTGATGGCCCGCAAGGAACGGACCGCGCTCCGCGCAGCAGATATCGAGATCGAGGCCGAGTTCTCGGCCAAGGTTGAGTGCGTCCGCTGCGGCGAGGAACAGGAGACCGAATGCGCCGGAGAAACGGTGCGTGATGCGCGCGAAGTGGTGAGCCGTCTGACGGCGCTCGGCTGGACCGTGGGTCAGCACGGCGACTACTTCGGCACGCTCTGCCCCGACTGCACGAAGACGATGCGATGAGGACGTGCCCGTATTGGCTCTGGGTGATCCCGCGGCTGATTTTCGTGGCCGTGTTCGGCCTGCCGATCCTCCTGTCGCTGCTCATCGTCCGATTCCCATGCGGCTGCTGGCGCTGGTCGAGGGAGTGCCAGCTCCTTGCACCGCCCGGCCGACACTGGATGCAGCCATGACCGATTGCCCGCAGACCCTCATGGCCGCCGTCCGCTACTTCGCGGACCTCGACCGCTGCGAGGCGTACATGGCCGAGATCCGCTGGGCGGACGGTAAGCCGCGCTGCCCGGCCTGCGAGTCGGAGCGCGTCGGCACCATCGCCACGCGCCGTCTGCTGCGCTGCAAGGACTGCCGCCGGCAGTTCAGCCACAAGCTCGGCACGATCTTCGAGGACAGCCCGCTCGGCCTCGACAAGTGGTTCGTGGCGGTCTGGGCCATCGCCAACTGCAAGAACGGGATCAGCTCGCACGAGCTGGCCCGCACGCTCGGCGTGACCCAGAAGACCGCGTGGTTCATGCTCCACCGCATCCGCAAGGCGATGGAGACGAACGACTTCACCAAGTTCGACGGGCCAGCCGAGGCCGACACGACCTACATCGGCGGCCGGGCCGAGAACATGCACAAGGCCCGGCGCGAGCGGATCATCAAGGGGCGCGGCGCGGTCGGCAAGACGGGCGTCCACGGCCTGCTGCAACGGACCACGGAGGCCCAGCCGAGCCAGGTGCGCGCCGTTGTCCTGCACAACCCGGAGCCCAACGCCGAGGTGGGCCAGATCCACGGCAACGTTCAGCGTGGCGCAGCGGTCTACACCGACAGCGCCAGCATCTACGGCCCGCTGGGAACGGCCTTCGCCCATGCCGCCGTGGACCACACCCGCGAGTACGTGCGCGGCACGGTCCACACGAACGGCATCGAGAACTTCTGGACCCTCTTCAAGCGCACGCTGCACGGGACCTACACGCACGTCGCGCCGTTCCACCTGTTCCGCTACACGAGCGAGCAGGTCTTCCGCTTCAACGCCCGCAAGGGCACCGACGCCAGCCGCTTCAAGGCGGCGCTGGCTGGCGTCTTCGGCCGCCGGCTCACGTACCGGCTGCTGGCCGGCATCGACGGAGCCGGCTTCATGACCATCCAGTGAGGGGAGACCGATGACGGAGAGCAAGCCGCGAGGCTGGTCCAAGTTCGATGAGCTGGCACGCAAGGTCGCAGCCGTGCCCAAGGAGGCCGTAGATAAGCTGATCGCCAAGGCCAAGAAGAAGCGCCGCAAGCGTCGGCGCTGAAACGAGGTGAGTGTCAGTGTCATCGCCCCTTCCTCATGCCCGGTGTTCCAAGTATGTCACTACCATCGCTTTCTCCGTGCCGGACTTCAGGCGCCGGCGGCCGTGTTGTCATCAGGCGCGCGCCAGCGGCGCGTCCTCCTCGGTCTCGATCTCATCGCCCATCACGTCGGCGTCCCCTCCATCGCGCGTGCCACGTCGGCACGCTTGGCTTCCTGCGCGCGGTTCACCTGGTCCACGATCTGCGTCCAGGTCAGGCCGCCGGAGAGCTCGACCTTCTGGCGCACGCGCCGGCCGAACAGCGACAGCACGGCCGGGATGTTCTTCGGGTCCCGCGCGCACTTCACGAGGAACTCGGAGCCGCCCAGCTTCTTCCACGCCTCGTCGATCATCGTCTCGGCTTCGACGGCCAGCTTGTTGCGGCTGCCCTTGGGACGGCCGCCCTTCGGGTGGCTCTCGGCGGTCCACTTCGGCCGTGGCATTCTGGCAGCGTAGCCTATGCCATCGCGGCACGAGAAACAGCCGCTTCAATAGGACGCTGACGCTGGCGTCACATTTGACTAAACAGCCGTTTGTCGTTAGGTAGGTTCTACCTGCAGTCGCTGCGCGAGCGTGCGCCTCACCCAACTGCGACCCGGCCGCGCCCTGGCTGGCGCCCCAGATCCGCACCAGCGCCGCCCGCAGATTCCACCCCCTCGGCACTTGCATCGTGTCCTGACATGGTGTTAGCCTTCCTCCCGGTTGGCAAACCCAAGGAGGACCGCGATGTACCCTTCACCCGAGGCTCATGCCCACGGCTCGCAAACCCTTCCCGACTGCGCTGCGCGAGGCGATCGACGCCCTGCAGGCCGCGACCGGGATCCCTTCGACCGACCCGCGCGTCGCCAGCCTGATCGGGCTGTCGGCGATGACGGTTCTGCGCTGGCGGCACGGCCGGCATCTGCCGAACGACATCACGGCCGGCGCCGTGCTGCGCCGGCTGCGGACGGAGACGCGGAAGGCTTCCCGCGCATCGAGGCCCGTGACGTCTCCCGGCTGAGGGCCGGCGACGAGGTCGCGTGCTACGCGGGCCGGCTGACGCCGGACATCCGCGTGCAGCTCCTGGACCTGGTCCGCTCCGGCTTCTACGGGCGCCCGGTGTCCGAGGCTTGGCGGGACGGGGTCCTGTGGGTCATCACGCTCGGCGGCCCGCGCCGGCAGGTGGGGCGCTTCCCGGCCGGCATGTTGGCGATGGTGGTCCTGCGGGAAGGGAGGGGCGCGTGAAGCTCACGGCCTACCACGGCGACGCGAAGATCAAGCGCCGCTACCTCGCTCGCGTCCGCGCCCATCGCAAGGCCGACGAGCTGATCCACGGCACCTATTGGGAAGACGGCAAGGGCTGCGCCGTGGGCTGCACGATCCACTCCGGCGATCACGCCGCCTACGAGACTGATCTGGGCATCCCGATGCAGCTTGCCCACCTCGAAGACGCGATCTTCGAGGGCTTGCAGAATGGCAAGGCGCAGGAGTGGCCCGCCAAGTTCCTGTCGGCCATCAAGCCCGGTGCGGACCTGTCGCTGGTCTGGCCGCGCTTCGCGGTCTGGATGCTGGTCGATCCGAAGGACGGGCTCCTGCGCGGCAACATGGCCGCGGACGTGCGCGCGGCGGTCGAAGGCGTCGCCGCCTGCTACCAGCGCCGGATCGACGGCGACGAGCCGAGCGAGGCGGAATGGAGCAAGGCTGGCGAGGCCGCATGGGCCGCATGGGCCGCACGGGACGCATGGGACGCACG